ATCGTAGATGGAGAGTCAATACAGGCTTTCAATCTTGATGACCCGACTGGTACTTTGAATCGTGTTGTTGCTCAACTCGTCTCCGAGGGTGCTTTGGATAAGACCAAGATGCAGAATCTTGAGTACGGACTGGTTCAGCTTTTTGGTTCACAGAATGCTTCCGAGAATAATCTCTTGGAGCTTGGCCGTACGTTCAGCTACGGTTCCTTGCTGGTTGAGCCTACCTCTACCCTGTCCCAGATGTTTGACCTTGCGTTCACCATCATGGACAATGGTATCCTTCCGGCACTCAATGCAATGTTCGGAACCAAGGTTACGATGCAGTCAATGGGACTCGACCCCAATAACCTAAGTGCTGAGTACCCGGCAGGCAGCCAAGGTAAGAAAAAGTTTTTCAATGATGCTGTCCGTAAGGGACTGCAACTTACTGGATTCCGCAGAATGGACCAGCTAATGAAGGAGACTAACTTGACGGCGAACTACAATCGATATCGCAAGACAGCGAGGTTAGCTCCTAATAATCCCAAGTTTATTAAGTTCCGACAGGAGCTTGAGTTCATGGTTGGGCAAGATGTTGACCAAGTTATCGCTGACTTCAGAGCTAACAAGCACGACAGCGAGTTAGTCCGTGAGGTATTAATACGTAAGTTGCTTGAGACCCAGCCGCTGAATCGCTTCGAGCTTCCGCTCTCGGTATCCGCTAACCCGAACTACAGAATGCTGTACACCATGAAATCATTCTTGGTTAAGCAGCTTGCACTTGTTGTTCGTAGGTATGCACAGACTCTTTTTGCAGGAACACCTTTATCTCCCAAGGCGAGTGCAACCGCTAGTGAGCGTGTAAGGGCGTTCCGGGATATGGTAAAACTCCTGATTCTTTTCCAAGTTGTTGGACTACCTCTTGACTTCCTCAAGGACTTGATTGCTGGTCGTGACGTTTACCCAGGTGACTACTCAACGAACGCACTCCTTCGTATTGCTGGTATGTCCAAGTACACCTTGTACCAAGCAGAGCGAGGACTCGGTGGTGCGATTGGTTCTTACTTCTTACCGGTCGGACTCGACCAGACCTTTACAACTCTCGATGATATCGGTGGCGTACTCTGGGGTGGCAAGAAAGTACCGGACACCAGAGCCGTGAACTACCTGCCGTTCTCCGATGTGTGGTACTACCGATACGGACCGGGCGTTGAGAAGCAGAAGCGTAAACGCAGCAGAAAGCTGGAAGAGGGTATCGTTCCTTTCTTAAGAATGTAGAAAGAAAAAGCCCCACCCCCCATGCGAAGAGGGTGAGGCTAACCAGTCTACCTACACTATTATACTACACAATGAGCTACCGTTTGTGGTGGGAAAATGAATAAAACCCACCTAGCCCAAATCATGAAAAGTTATATTATACACCAAGGTGGCACAAAATGTCTTTGAGTTTCTTTTTCTCAGCCTGAAGAGCTTTGCGCTGGTTCTCCATGCGAGATATTCTGTAAGATAGATTCCGGGACTCCGCACGAATCATGTCGATTTGAGTTTGGACGCTTTCGATTTGGTGTTCCTTTTTGACTGTAGTTGTTTCTTCCATTTGCAATATGTACTTGGGTCAATATTTAAAGTTTTTGCTGCAATGCGATATGTGTACCCTTTCTTTTTTAGTTTGTCAACCTCGGCAACCAACCTCCGTTTCTCTTTCTTTGTATAGGATGGTCTCATTTTCCTGTCATCTTTCTTAACGAGCCACTCAGCGGTTCCGTATTCCCTCTCCATCATTTCGATGTCCTCAAGTTCTTTCTGGAGTCTCATGTGCGCCCAATGGATAAAGTGAGATATTGACCTAGACATTATTCAAACCTCCCTGTTCCGTGGTAAAATTTAAAGAAACACGTAACATCCCGCATACCCTCACGGTTCTTTGCTAGGTTGTATACTAGCTCAGTATAAGAACCCTTCCAGTCTTTCTTCTTGCTGCTTTCTACATCTTCCTCGCTCGGCCACATAAGCAGAACAACATCAGCATCATTCTCAATGTCCCCGGAATCCTTGAGGTCGTAAAGCTGAAGACCGCCAAACCTTTTAGCACCCTCACGATTTACTTGTGCCAGTAATATTACAGCTACGTTAAGCTCAATAGCCATCTGCTTAATCCTGTGTGAGATATCAGCGATGCCCTCAGCCTTGCCTTTGTTTCCATCGAATGGCACAAGCTGTAGGTAGTCTATGACTACCAGCTTGACTCCCTTCTTTCGTACCAAGTATCGAGTCTGACCCACAAGGTCTTCGGCACTCTTCACTCTGTGGCTGGTGTACAATGGAAGTTTCTTTGCCTCCTCCGAGGACTCTTTGAATCTCTTCTTATCTTCATCGCTGGCGTATCCATCCTGAATGGTTCGCATATTAACCCCAGACATAACTTGAACCATGCGTTTCATTAACTGCTTCTGCGGCATCTCCATTGAGAAGTAAGCGGTCGGTGTACCTTGGTGCTTCATGGCTTTACCAGCAATGAATAAAGACAACGCTGACTTACCGCAGGACGTTGGGGCAGCTAATACTAATACTTCACCAGCAGCGATACCGCCATTGCCCAGAAAACTATCTAGTCTACCGACTGTCGTATGGACTACGTCCGGCTTGTAATCTTCCTCACCCATGCGGTCTACCTCTTCGGAGAGTTCATCGAGTGTATCAGTAATGGTGTAGTCCTCGCTGGTGTTCTTATCAATCTCCAGCATCTGGCTTTCTAGGGACGAGCGAATCTCTTTATATTCTAAGGACTCTCCCTGTGCGGATTCGATAGCAATTTTGCACTCACGAATTAGCCGTCTGAGGTTGCTCTTCTCTGCCACCACACGCGCACAGTATTGTGCCTGTGAGGGCGTTGTAGCCTTGTCCGCAAGACCGAATATACCCGGCATCCCTCCGACCTCATCTAGGGCATTCTGAGCCTTTAGCTCCTCCTCTAGGGTTACCTCGTCAATCGTACGCCCTGAGTTCGACAAGGACTGCAAGGCTGCGAATACTAACTTACTCTTGTGGGAGTAGAAGTCATCAAGGCTGACAATGTTTGATATCGTATCAAACGTGTCCGTATCGGTCTCGCAGATGCAAGTGCCAAGGATTGTATCCTCAGCCTCTGTATTACTTGGTGGGCTTTTTGCCTGTAGGTTCATGCTCAAGTGTCTCCATCATTGCACGAAGACATTGACCAAGAGCTTTTACCTTTATGCGTTCGCTCTCTGGCAAACGGAAAGTATCTATTGAATTGTGTAGGCTCATTAAAGTAGTTATGGATTCTTGGACTGTCTCGCTCATTTATTTTTTAGGTTATGGTGAATACTTGAACTCACCGCCGGATTGCGATGAGCCAAGCATTCTATCACAAGGGTTACGGGTTTTCTTCCCTTTCCAGCATCCCTATGGCTACCAATGAGTAACCAATTAGGTCTCGGAATATGTCCTTGGACTGGTCGCCGTTGGTCGTAACCTTCAGCGAGCCATCAGAACAGAGAGCCTTAGCCCTCTGGAATTTATCCTGCATTCTAACGCAGACTCCAACAAGGGGGTGAACATTGAACTCGGTGCTTTTGTCAAAGTTTGCGAAGGGGTTATCGCAGCTTTGACCACCTGTGTAGTCATTGTTCTTATTGGCGGTAAGCTCCAGTATGTGCTGGACTTCCATTGTACGGAAGTGTTCCCACCAATCCTTGTTGAATCTGGTTTCCGGTTCCATTAGAACGGACTTGCGTCAGAGGTGACAGGGGTTGGCGCACTTGCGTGACTCTCACGAGCCTCGGCTTGCTTGTCTTCCGGGGCGTAGTCAGCAGCCACCGACAGATAAGGTCGGTCATCTGCGAACGATTTCTTCCACCCCTTGAGGTAGTAAAGCCCAGGCTTATCCACGTATATTTTACCTGTGTAGTCTGGGTGCGTTTCTTTCTCCTTGCGGTCATTAACCGCAAAGAGACCTGTGTTTGGTTTGTATTTATTAGCCATATTATTATTTGGTGTTAGGGTTAGAATCCTACTTGCTTTGCATCGTGCTTCTTCTGCATATCATCGAAGACAACGTCCTTGTTGCGTGGTACACGTTTACCGTGGTCGTTGGTTGCATCCGCATCCTTGGTATCATCAATAGCGAAGAGACCATTGAGTGCGTACTTACGAGCGTAAGAACTAGCCGAGCCAGTAATCTGGGCATCGTCCATCCCCTTCTTGAATTCGGCTTCACGAGCGAAGGCAGTAGCGGATAGAGCGAGTTCAGTTTCGTTGTCCGCTAGACTTGCGGTAGCCTTGACGTAGACACGACCACCGACTTCAACGATGTCATCTTGGATGACGATGGAGCAACCCCACTCAGCGAGTAAAGGTTTAACGGCGGTGAGGATGTCCTCACAGGAGCGGTACTTGTACCCTCCGAATTTATTAGTCTGCCCCTTCGGAGCTTTGAGGGATGACTGAATCCCTTGTAGTTTTTGTCGTATATTATGACTCATATTTTTTCTTGAGTAAACTGCGGTATAAATCTTTTCGGCGGGGTGCGTTACGCTTGGCGTATTTAAGTTCATCTTCGGTCGCTCCCATGTCTTTAAGAACATCACTTTGCTCATCCGATGTCAAGCTCGTAGCCCATCTATTTACTAATTGTTTTAGACCAACAGGATGCAGAATATCTGTTTGTTCTTTCTCAAGATAATCAGCGGCTGCACGTAAGATTCTAGGGAAGTTTTTGTACTGCTGCCTGCACCTTGTATACAGGAAGTTTTCTATCTTGCCGATGAAGGCATTGCCGGAACGAGAGATAACGCCACGGACCATCCCGGTCTTATGGTCGTGGTCTAGGACCCAGTCAGCCGTGTACCCACCCAGGATGGGGCAGCGACTTGGCTTGTGCTTCTCTCGGTAAGATTTTATTTCAGTCTGTTTAAGGTAGGGCATGACTATAAAGAGTTAGTGGGTTTAAGTTTTTGATAAAATCCAACTACAAAGAAACAAGCCCTATTCACATTCCATTCTGCGACTATAAGCTCGTCTTCTTTACTGTAAAAACAGTAAATCCCCTTGGACTCGAAAACTTGCCATATCTCAAGCAGATTATTGTCTTGGTCGTAAAAGTAACCAGTTTGGGGATGCTTATGTATTGTATTTATTTTATTTGCCATATTTATAGTGAGTTCGTGGGTTCATCGTTAAGGACAGCAATCGCTTGGCGTAGCTGCTCAATCCTTTCGATAAACCTTTCCTTCTCCATCCTAAGACTTCTAATCTCTGTATGGGCAAAACTAAGCTCGTGTCTTAGGTTGGTCACCTCGGTCTCCAAGATGATGTTGTCTCGCTTGAGTCCGGTAACTTCTCGCTCAAGTCTATCGTGGTAATCAGTATTTCTATTTGTCATGGCTTGATTATTTTGGTTAGTGGGAGCAGGATTCCCTTTGATGTATTTTCATCTCCGCCCAGTTTATCGGAACTAGTCCCAAGCAATGGACGGATAATGTCTTTTAATTTTTCTGTCTCAATCAGAATAAATAAATGCCCAATGTCGAAGCAGTAAAAGTCAGCCTTGGTTCTTGATATACCGGAAGGCTTACCCCTTGATTCGTATTCAATAAATAGATTACCGGTATCTTTGGCTTTGATGTCGGACTTCACCTCGATTGTTTTGTTATCGAGGATTTCACCGAGGGCTTTTTCTGATAGCATCCCTACAGCCAGGTCGTATTCAAAGTCAGATTTGTAGTCCATGTTGATTGGTGGAGGTGGGAGGAATCGAACCTCCGTCCTCTGGCGACTGCATTACTTCGCAATCCT